CAATGCAGACTTATCAGCGAATTCTGATTTGTCATAGTTACGATAGCCTTCAACATTACGAATCTTCAACTTGAAGTTAGCACCTTCCCACATATCAAATGGGTTGATTGGTGTTTCATCAGCAAATTCTGGATTCATTGCTTCTGTAATCTTATCAAAGATTTTCTTACCAAACTTAAACAGTTTGATTTCACCTTCGTTTGATGGATTACTTGGGTCTGATATGACCAGAATATTAGCAATATAATGCAAACGGCGTTTTTGTTTCCGTGCAATATCTTTGTTTGCTTCGATGCCAGAATTCCATAATGTAGTGTTGTACTCTGATACTGGATCTTTTTGTCCAAGAGTTGTCAGAGAGTTTTCAATATACCAACCGCCTGGACCTTGAAATCCATGGTCGAATCTACGAACCCAAGGTAGTGCATCATCACCGTCTATCGCAGGTGCGGGAAGAAAGCGAATAACTGCCATGCCATTGCCTGCTTTATCAACAGTAGGTTGCCAGAGTCTGGTATCGTCTTTTGACCCAGCTTCTTTAGAAGTGGGTGATGTGGTGTCTTCAATTGCTTTGGTTAGTTTATCCAAATCATTGCGACTTCTTTTGAGGTTTGCGAATGAACTCATATATTATTTCCTTGTATAAAATGTATGTTATTGTATAGCGTTTTGTTCACAGTATCATTATATCACAGTATTTAGTTGCTTTGCAAGCACACTATCTAATGTTTGCAGAGTTTCACCGATATCTTTGTGAAGTATACCAATGCCTCCTGCTTTGTTGAAGGCATCAATTACATCTTCTGTATCATCAATTAAGATAGTATCAGGAGTTGCATATGATGCTTTCAAACCTCTACCAGAAACCACATTTCGTTTGTATGCGAGTCCCTGTTTCTTTAACCAAATATCTTTTTGTTGGGCAACTAAATCATGGTACTTTGCGCCACCAGATGAGGTTAATATTTCAATTGGCAATTCTGTCTTTCTTACATATCGTAACAATTCAATTGCACCAGGAAAGATATCCAAGGTTTCAAATTGTTTAGTGAGTACGAAGTCAGTCCAGTTCTCAGACCAATTCTTTTTGTCTCTGCTTGAATTTGGTGATTCTTTATATAATTCTGTATATCGTTTTTCAAAATTGCACAGAACACCATCCATGTCAAGGTAAATTTTCTCAATCATTTTAAAAAGGCCATTGTTTAGTTGGTTCATCTTTCGGTGGTTCAACATCACCGGTCGGTTCAATCATTTCAATTGTCATTTCACAGTTAATAATCATCTCTGTATCTTCTAAGTCCCAGCCTAATTCTTCTAGGTCAAAGACCGAGTTTTCTTCTAGGAAGGTTTCAAGTTCATTTCGCAATTCTTCATCTTGAACATCTACATCACTTTCTTCCCAGCAACCATCGGTTAATTCAACCAACTCAGCATCATAGCCGCAAGAGTAGATATCAACACCTTCTTCTATCTCAGGTGGATTATCATCATCGGTTGTAACGGTGAATTCACCCCATCGCCAACCAATTTCGTGTGAGATATAACCTGCAACATCTTCTTTAGTCCAGATTTGTCTTTCAATAATGGATTTTTTCCAATTTGGTTTAACTGACCATACTGCCATTTGTAATCACCTTTTTCAATATAAGTTTATATTTTACACTATCCTTAGGGAGAAATGTGGCATACTTGATGCACTTTCGCCTGTATTCTGGCCACCGAATAGTATCCGATATCTTCTTAGACCACATAGGAAAGAATCCAAGAATGTCATTAAGAATACACAAGGTTTCAATCTGTATATCTTTCTGTAAAGTCTTCGTCAATAGACTAGGATAGTCACCATCATGCACAACAATCAACTCATTAGGGTTAGAACAACCATCAAATATCTTCGTTAAATCATTCTCAAATGTATACGATAGAGATTGAATTACCTTTTGTCTCTTTCGGTAATTCATATCTGCTTCTTCCATCAATAGGTTACCCACCCAAGACTTCTCATCTTCAACAAAATTGGCAACAACAAAATTAATTAAATCATCTTTGTTGGTACATTTACGAGACAGTTTGTAGAAATGATATTTGTCTTTTCTATTTTCGAAAGTTGTTACATTAACGCTGGTCTTACCATTATATTTGAAGTAATCATAAGAGTCCGTTGTGAAGTGTAACTTGAGTGCCTGATAAATTTCAAATGTTTCATAACCAGTCATATTGGCAATCTAGCACCTTTGTCTTTCAACATATTATTATCCATTGCGTTTGCTTCAATTTTCGATTTAAGATTGGAATTAATCAATGTTGCAGCTACTTCAATTTCAAGGCCAGTAGTTTTACAATGGTCTACAATTGCTTCTATGTAATTGTAATTGGTATTTGCAACAAGAGATTCTATAGACTTGGCAAATTTTGCCATTTCATCTTTAGTTGGCATCTTGTCCTTTTGGGCAAAACTTATCCCAGCATTTTTGATTTTTCATTGTCTCTAAACTAATACCACAAACTGAACACTTCTCAGCATTTGATTCTGTAGTAATTGGTTTTTTCATTAACTGTTCTACGGTCCATTGCATCGCAACAGATGGTGCAACACCGTTCCATTCTTCTTCAGTAGGTCTTTGTTTTGGAAATGGCCACTCAACATCATCTCGCAATGTTTGTGTCCATGGATGAACAGGTGTTTCAAACTCTTCATTATGCCATTCTCCACATTCATCTTCATCCACAAAGTCTAATGTGCCCGATGGATAAAAACCTGCACCACGGAGAAACAATTCAAATTGTTCAAGAACACTTGATAGTGTATCAGCATTAAATTCGACCGTAGTCTCTGCATTAGCACCAGAGATGTTGTCTATTTGTTTAAAGATATATTTCATTTTACAATCGTTTCGTAAAGAGTTTCAAATTGGTCTTGCACAGCAACTTCTTCATCATAGTTCTGTTTAAAATAGACCTTCGCCATCTTCGCTACAATCTTCTTTGGTAATTGTAACTGTTTACTAATATCCGCAATCGCTTCACGGATATATTCTTTCTCACCTTGTGCTCTCGCCATTGAATCAGACACCTCACGGATTACTTTCAACAACTTTTCACGGTCTGCTGGGTTTGAAATTTGATTAACACTCACTTGCTGTATTGCCATAATATACTCCTAAAAAATTATTTCTTAACTGTCACACCTGTATTGTGAGATTGTGCTGATGAAGCAAAAGCCACACAAATAATATCGTCACTCTTTGCATATGAACATCTTACTGATAATGGGTCAATTCCTTTTGCAATTGCATTATCGATGTTCTGTGCCATAAGAGTTCTATCACTTATACTATAGTAACCAAATCCAAATATTGCTGCTAGTAACACTATTGTTATTGCTGTAATAGCGGGACTTGGATAATCTATCTTAACTGGTAGTTTCATATTCCTTTTCCTGTTCTGTTATAAAAGATGTGACGGCCGACAACGGCAGTCGTTCTCATATTTTTCCATCCAGGTTTAACATAGTCAGCATGGTAGAATAAGGCACCATTGGATGGATCTATCATTCGTTCATAATTAATGTATACACTAACTGCTAATTCTCTAATGTCATTATACAACGAATTGGGGGAGGATGTCAAGCGTTTTTCCGTTGAAATGCGGTAAGGCTTATCTTCGCAATACCAAGAAAACTGGCAGACATTCCTGATTTTTTGTTTTACTACACCACAGATATCGGTTTCAAATAAACCGGATTTAACTCTGTTCAAGGTAACAAACGCAACGGCAATTTGTCCTTGTTTTGGTTCGTAGGCAGATTCAAAGTAAATATTTTCTGCTAAACATTCAACTTCTGCTTTTGCCTGTGGTGACAAATTATTGAATGTTGTTTTGAATGGCATATCATATCTTATCTGTGCGGCCATTCCAAAACTTATTGTAAGTATTACCGCAACAGCGGCAACACAAATTAAAAAACTGGATTTCATTCTTACTCCTTTTTGTTAAAAGGAGAGCGCAGCCGGGGAGAGTGCGCTCTCCTCGCCCATTAAGTGGTAGACTTTTTAGGTGTAGTCTTTGTTTCTAGTGGGATGTTTGAAACGAAACCGTTCAATGCGTTTGCTTTGGTGACGATTTCACTTTCGTTTGGGAAGGGAGGGAAACCTGGATGGTCTGGTACTGGTTGGCCATTCAGTTTAGCATATTCGCATTGTGATGCGTATTGATTGCTAATTGATTCACGCTTTCCATAATAGTCATCAGAAAGCATATCCTTCGCCATTTTTAAAAGTTCGAGGCGAATCTCGAACGGTGTCATATTAGACATAATGCACTCCTTAGTGTGTTTGTGTGTCACCAGCTTGTTGTGTGATTGCTGGTTACTTATTTAGTCATTCCAATGTCGCAAAACACCGGCT